CGCTTCCCCCAGTAGTTCCCATTATCAACTCATATTCGTCGATGGTGATGGTTACATGCTGATCGGTACTCATGACATTACTTGACGCGGCTATCTCCGGAGCTGTCGAAACTATTCCGTTTATTGACCCGTTCACATCGCCCGAAAAAGTTCCGGTAACGGCTGTAACACCATTCTCGGTAAAATACGCCTGCCCGTAAAGGAAAGACGGCATGAGAATCAACAATATCAACTTTCGCATTTCAATCTCCTTAGAAATAAAGGGGAGGTTTTACCCTCCCCGTATTGCCTTTAATCAGCTCACATCCTGGAAACGGAAGATGTAGGGCCGCCCGCAACCTACGCCGAATCTGGCGCGGATACGCTGTACCATTACATCCTGACCGTCCCACCAAGTGCGAGTTTCGGGAGAAATGCGATCGCCGTATTTCAGGTGATTCTTCGCACCGCCCGCATCGTCCGCAACGAAGACAGCAACCGCCGAAGTCATGTAGTCGTAGACCTCGTAATCGAAACGGTTCTGCTGGTAGTTCTTCTTATTGATCGAGGTGTTGACATCGCGATCAGTCCTCAGAATCTCCCAGACCGTCTTTTCTTCATTCGGGCGAACGACAATCTTCTTCAGCTTCAGCGGAGTCAGATTGCCACGCTCGTTCTTGTACTGGCGGAAGTTGAGCTGGGTCTGGAATATCCCCGCCGCTGTAAGTGCGCCGGGAGCTTCGAGATTGCCCCATGTACCGGCCAATGCATACGGCTGTGGTCTCTCGTCATCCCCGAGATACAGACCATCCTCGCAAAGGAACGGCGCCCCGCTTGCCCCTAGGCTACGGTTGAACACATCGGCGAGAACGGTTTCCCGTGCGCGATGGAACGACGCGACCAGTTCCTTCTGGCGATCCTTGATAACGCCGTAGAGCTCGTCCTCGATAAGGTCCTTCGTTATCTCGATCTTACCCTTGTAGGTATTCGAGGTCAGGCTCCAGTCGAATCCAAGACCGAACTCATCGCTCGGAATGTCTTCGCCGTCGCGGACCTGCTGAACTTCGCCCAGCCCGTAGTATCCCTGTCGCGGCTCCTTCAGTGAATCTTTGAAAACGTCATCAAGCCCAGCCTCGCAGACCGCCTGAAAGTTTTCAGGTATCATCACGCCGGCAAAGCTCTGGGTAACGCTTCGTGCACTAGCAGTTTCTGTAGCCATTGTATTCTCCTCCTAATTAAGTGCTCTCGTTCGTGCGAGCAGCGTTCAGTGTTGCCGGGGTCAACTTGAAGTAAACCAGACCGTATGCGCCGCACTCGTCGTCGCTGGCCTTAAACCACTTCTTGTTGAGGTAGATGTCGTCGATCAATACAACGCCCTCCGAGGCTGTCAAAGTCGGAGCATTCGCACCGGAGGTCAAATCCAGAGTGCTAAGTGCGCCGCTCCAATACAGGAACGAAGATGTTGCCGTCTGCTGACGCATCGTAGTCCTGTAATGCCATGCACTGTATTCCTCCAGCACCATTGGTGGTGGTCATTGTCGCTGGTTCTACTCCGCCGGAGTTCGCAGTAATGCGAAGAAAATCTCCAGCCTTGAAGTCGCCACCGTCAACAACGGCCTTGTACTTGTTGTCTACTATGTTCGCGCTCCCGCGAAAAACTACTTTCGGGGGGCCGAGTACGCTTGTGTATGCCATTTTATACCTCCTTGAGTTATACTGTTATGGCGTGTTACTTACTTACTTGGTTCTTTCTTTTGTCTCTTGACGTTGGTGATAGCGTTCTTTGTAACCGCCTTCACCTGAGCTTCGCTGAACTTTTCCATTTGTATTCGGGCCTGTACTGCAGGTTCTTTCTTGCGTCTGATAATAGGGTCATCACCATCACGCATGATCTTGCCCTTCCTCGCGCCTTCAGTGTATTTCACCACCTCTGCTTCGGCGAACTCCATATCTTCATCGGTCAGCTTATCGCGACTCGTATAACGATATTCGTATCCGTCATTGCGCGCATTCAGGGCATCGATTTTTCGCTTCCTGTGATCCACGAAATTGTCTGGAGCCTGAATGTTCGGAGCGGGCTTTCTGCCTGCGGCCTCTGCCTTCTGTTCAGCCACCAGCTTCTCGCCGTTATCCACTTTTACGCCATCGTCCCCTTCGATCTTGACAGTCATTATTCACCTCCGTAGATTTTTTTGTACAATTCGCTTTTTCTTGGATCGCCGCCTTTGCCACCGCTCTGAGAGACATTTCTGCCTCCGCCAGGATTTCCTCTGAACTCCCGCTTGCTTCCTTGAGCCGACTTTCCAGAACCTCCAGTACGCTTTACTATCGCCAGAAGCTGCTCGTCGGACAGATTGACAAACTTCGGCTCTTCTTTACGAAGAGCCTCAATTTGACCAACCGACTCCCTGTATTCAGGGTCTTGGCTCATAAACTTCATGTGATAGTAGGCGTCGCGTTCCTGTAGGGTCTGAACAAGCTCGGTTTCAAGCTGGCTGGATGCCATGCTTACGGCCTTCTTCAGGTATTTGGTGACAAGGGACGGGTCTGCATCAAGCTCTTCCTGCACGTCTTCGCTTTCAAGCCATGCAAGCGCATCGGATTCTGCCGAGCTCTTGTTGTCTGCTCTTTGTGACTCCAACTCGCCCAACTTCTGTCTCAAAGCGCCTATTTCCTGATTGGTCTGCGTGTAGGCGGCTTGAAGATGCTTGTACCTGTCCATCTCAATGGTCTTTGGCGTATCGCCCTCCGAAGAGTCGTCTAGCGGGGTGTTCTCGGAATCATCGTTG